GTGCCGGACTGGCAAGAAATCATGGAACGCCGCCAGCCCTACCGGCCAGGCGATGTGCCTGCTGGGGGCCTGCGCCTCGTGATGGGCGTCGACGTCCAGAAGTTCAGTCTGGTCTATGTGATCCGGGCATTTGGCGCGCGGGGTACATCCTGGCTCATCGACAATGGCCAGCTTTACGGGCCGACCGAGGATGACGATGTCTGGTCCGCACTAGCGGACCTGATGCTGACGCCGGTGGGCGGAATGCAGATCGAGAAGGTCTTCGTTGACTCGGGCTTCCGGCCGGATAAGCCGGAGCTCGGCAATGAACACAAGGTCTATGAGTTCTGCCGCCGTTACAGCTGGCTCTGCGCGCCGACGAAGGGCAAGGACGTCCAGAGCCCGCCATACCGCGTGTCAAAAATCGAGGTGAAACCCGATGGCAAGAAGGCGCTTTATTCGATCGATCTTGTGACGCTCTCGACCGACTTCTTCAAATCGCTGGTGATGTCGCGCATTCGCACGCCGGCCGATCAACCGGGGGCGTTTCATGTCCATGAAGCGGTCTCGGAGGATTACTGCAAGCAGCTGACCTCGGAGGCGCGGGTCGTGGTTGAGGGCAAGCCGGTCTGGGTGAAACGCTCGCGCAACAACCACTTTCTTGACTGCGAGGCGCTCTGCGCTGCCATTGGCTACACGCTGAACGTCCAGCGGATCCCGGAAGGGATCGAAAGACGAACCAACCTCGAGGCAGCAGCGCCCGATGGGCATGACGCAACCCGGGTGACAGCACCTGAGCCTGAGGCATCAAAGGCGCCGCCGCCGGCATCGCGCTCCTCCCCAGGACGCGGCGGCAGCGGCGCTCTGCGCGGGCGGTTTGCCCGCCATGGCAGCAGGCTGAATGGATAACGCACATGTCCGTGATCGCAAAGTTGAAAGATCTGCTGGCCGAGGCACTGCCTCCGGCGGCGGGGCCGGAGGGGATGAGCCTCCCCAGACCCTCCGGCAAATACATGCGCGGCGGGCGGGGCGTGACCTTCGCTGGTTGGAAACCGGCGCTGCGCGAGGCGCAGGACGATATCGGCGAGGCCTGGGACGATGCTGCGGCCAGGGTCAACGACCTTCTGCACAACAGCGGCTGGCTGGCCGGAGCGCTGGAGCAATGCGTCGCCAATACCGTCGGCATCGGTCTGCAGCTGAAGGCGCTGCCAGAGAACGAGACCTTTGGCATGACGCCGGCCCAAGCTTCGGACTGGGCCAAGACGGTCGAGCGGCGCTTCGAGCTCTGGGCGCGCAACGCGCAGGAATGCGACATTCAGGGTCTGCGCACCTTTGGGCAGATGCAGGCGGCGGCGTTCCGGTCCTGGCTTGTCACAGGCGAAATCCTCGCCGAACTGCCCTGGCGCAAGCGACCGTGGAACCGCTACGGCACCAAGGTGCGCCTGCTGCCACCACAGCGGCTGTCGCGGAAAACCGAAAGCATGCGGCGGCTGATCAACGGGGTCTACACGGATGCCGATGGCATGCCGGTGGGCTATCGCGCCATTCGCAAGGACCTGTTCAAACACGACGTGGAATATGACGTGCGCGCCCGGGATGCTGCGGGACGGCCGCGGGTGATCCACATCTTCGAGGGTGCACCTGGCACGCATAGGGGCATCTCGCCTCTGGTTCCGGCATTGCAGGTGGCCCGGCAGTTCGACCAGCTGGCCGATGCCACGCTGATGGCGGCGATCGTGCAGACCCTCTTTGCGGTGACCATCACCTCGGACGAGCCGACGGAGCAGGTTCTCCAAGGTCTTCTGACGCCGCAGGAACAGGCGCAGATGATGGCGCAGGGCATCTCGCCGATGGAGGCCTATATCGAGATGGTCGCGGGCTACTATGACGGCAGCACGCTGGATGTGGGCATCAACGGCCGCTTGGCCCACCTCTTTCCGGGCCAGGAGCTGAAGTTCCACACGAGTAACCACCCGTCCTCGGACTATGCGGCCTTCTCGATGCATCTGCTACGCGAGCTCGCCCGGTGCCTCGGGCTGACCTATGAAAGTGCGACCGGCGACAATGTGGGCGCGACCTATTCGTCGCTGCAGGCAGCCACCACGGAGATCTTTGCGATCACCAAGGCGCGGCGGCGCAACATCATGGCGCCGTTTTGCCAACCGATCTACGAGGCCTGGCTCGAAGAAGAGATCGAGGCAGGAAGTCTGCCGTTTCCCGGCGGCATTGTCGGGTTCCTGGCCAATCGCACGGCGGCGTGCCGCGCGGAATGGCGCGGCGATCCACGGCCTCAGGCCGATGATCTGAAAAAAGCCAAGGCCCACGAAGTGTGGAAACGGCTCGGCGTGATGTCGGATGCGATGATCTGCACCGATCTCGGGGCGGATGTGGACGATGTCTACCAGCAACTGGCGCAGGAACAGGCGCTGCGCGCCGAATACGGGCTACCCGAGCCGCAGATGATGGGCGTGCAGGGTGGTGGACCGACGGCGGCGGACGATACAAGCGATGAGGCCGAGGCATGACGATCAGCATCGATGAAGCGGATCCTTGCGCCGCTGCGGCCAGCCTACGGCACGTCTATGTAAGGCTTGTCGCTGGCGAAGGCGCCATGGAGGTGCGGTTCCGGGCGGGATCGAACGGTGTAGAAAGGTCGGTCACCTATCACCGGGCGCATCCCGATCGGCTTTTGGCGGTCATTCGCGGTTTTGAAGAAGAATGTGCGCGCCTACAGGGCCGCGGCCCGCGCCGCTTTGCACTTGGAACCGGAGGGGTAAGGTGACGGAAGTGCCCAAGATCAAACAGATGGCCGTCGCTGAGGCGGGACCGTCTCTTGCGCAGATCGCAGGGCGCGTTCTGAACCGGCCGCTGCTCCTACACCCGGATAAAGCCGATCTGATCTTGCATGTGTTGCAGGGCCGGATTGGCATTGAGCCGCTGCAAACGGTCACGCCCGAGACCAACCGGTTCGTTGGCACATATCGGCGCGACAATGGCGGTGTCGGGTCTATGCGCGTGGAAAACGGCGTTGCCATCTTGCCGATCGTGGGCAGCCTCGTGAACCGCGGCGCCTGGATTGGGGCGAGTTCAGGTCTCGTCTCCTATGAGGGGATTGCTGCGCAGCTGCGCGAGGCAGAAGCCGACGCGGATGTGCGGGCCATCCTCTTGGATATCGACAGTCCGGGCGGCGAGGCGACAGGCATGTTCGCCACGGCCAAGCTGGTCAGTGCGGTCAACAAGACCAAGCCGGTCGTCGCTTTCGTGAACGATGTGGCGGCCTCCGCTGCCTACGGCATTGCCAGTGCGGCCAGTGAAATCATCGTCTCGCCCACCTCGATTGTGGGATCGATTGGCGTCGTGCTGACCCACCTCGATCGCTCGGCCGAACTCGAGGACCGCGGCGTGAAGCCGACACTCATTCACGCGGGCGCCCACAAGGTCGACGGCCACCCATTTGGGCCGCTGTCAGACGCGGTCCGCGCAGACCTGCAGGCCGAGGTGATGAAAATCTACGACCAGTTCGTCGGTCTCGTGGCCGAAGGGCGCACTGGCCGGATCAGCGCGGACGCGATCCGTGCAACGGAGGCCCGGACCTATCTTGGCGCCGATGCCATTGCCCAAGGCCTCGCCGATTGCATGGCGAGCCTTGATGAGGTGACCGCCGCGCTCTCGCAACCGCCCTCCGGGGCAAGCCCCCAGAGAAATGGAGGACCTATGACCAAAACCACCCAAAGTGAGGCGCCACAGGGCGATGTCTCTGCCATCAGCCCCGCTGATCTGCAGGGGGCTGTCGATGCGGCCCGGACGGAAGCCCATGCCGCTGGTGTTATTGCCGGTAAGGCTGAGGCCACAGCGCGGATCAAATCCATTCTGACGGCGCCGGAAACGGATGGCCGCGAGGCCCAGGCGCTGGTGCTGGCGCTCGAGACAGAGATGTCGGCAGGCGACGCAGCCAAGGTGCTGGCAGCATCGCCGAAAGCCAGTACGTCCGCCTCCATCGCCGACCGGGCCGCGCAAGAGGCCGAACTCGGCGCCGAAACTCCGGCCGATCATCGCAACCGGTCTGAACGCAATGCAGCCGGGTGGGCAAAAGCCATCACCCAGGCCAATGCGCGCTTCAGCTGAATAGGAGAGACCGTCCATGACCGTTCTCATCGAAGGCCGGCATCCCGGCGAATTCCTGATGACTGAGGCTAATGGCCAGCGCTCTCGGGAAAACATCACCATCGCCAGCGGCGCGGGCATCATCGCCCCGGGCACCGTGCTCGGCAAAATCACCGCAAGTGGCAAATATCTTGCCAGTGCCGTGGGGGCGACTGATGGCAGCCAGAGCGCCGTGGCCATTGCGCTTTACGGCTGCGATGCCACCGCCAGTGATGTTGGCATTGCCGCCATCACCCGCGATGCCGAGGTCAATGGCAAGATTCTGACCTACCATCCCGACCGCGATCAGGCGGCAGAAAAGACCGCGGCCCAAGCCGATCTTGCGACTGTTGGCATTATCGTGCGGTAACCACCGCTTACGCCACTCCACACAGTTTTGAAATCGATCTCCCGCGTCCTCGGACAGCGGGGTGATCCCGCGTGGCCAGTCGCTGGCGCGCCGACGCAATAAAGGACCTCCCATGTCGATCCTCAACATCTTCAGTCAGGACGCCTTCAGCGTCATGCGCCTCACGGACGCGCTTCGTGAGATCAAATATACCCCGTCCCGCATCGGGCAGATGGGGCTGTTCCAGACCACCAGCATCGATACGCTGGATATCGCGATCGAGAAGGACAAAGAACAAAACCGCATGTTGGTCTCGGCCAGCCCCCGCGGTGGACCTGGCCAGACCTTCGATAAATCAAAGCGCGCCGTGCGCATGCTGAAAGTGCCGCATTTCCAGGTCGATGATGCGATCTATGCCGACGAGGTGCAGCAGGTCCGCGCCTTTGGCCAGGAAGTGGCTGTCGAGCGGCTGCAGCAGAAGATCGCGGACCGCGCGGCTGAGGCAAGCCAGTTCTTTGCGCTCACAGAGGAATACCACCGGCTGAATATTCTCAAGACTGGCCAGTTACTCGATGCCGATGGCTCGGTTCTGTTCGATTACTTCACTGAATTCGGCGAAAGCCAGCAGGCGGTGGTCGATTTTGACCTCGACAATGCCAGCGCCGCCGACGGCGCGCTCCGCAAGAAATGCGCAGGCGTCATCCGCCAGATGGCGGGTATCCTCGACGGGCTGCCCTACACAGGCATCATGGCGCTCTGCGGTGATGCCTTCTTCGACGATCTGATCGCCCACCCGGAAGTTCGCGAGACCTATAAGGGCTATGCCGACGCGGCATCGCTCCGGAACGCCTATATCAACTCGGGCAATTCTGGCATCTACGGCGCCTTCGAGTTCGGCGGCATCACCTGGATGAACTATCGCGGCGGTCAGAATGTCGGCATCGACACCGACAAGTGCCATCTCGTGCCCTCGGGCGTGCCTGGACTGTTCCGCACGGTATATGCGCCGGCGGACTACATCGAGACTGTGAACACGCCCGGTCAACGCCTCTACGGCAAGCAGTGGGAAATGCAGAATGGCAAGGGCGTGAACCTCGAGTTCCAGATGAACGCCCTGCATTACTGCACCCGCCCGCGGGTGCTGATCCCGGGCAAGCGGACGTAATCCAGCAGAACCGGAAGAGGCGTTGCGTTGGAATGACATCCAGAGCAACGTTATGCTGGCCGCATCGCAGAAAGCAGAAATATGCCTCACGAAATCACGGATTGGGATATTCAGGAACATCTTCAGACGCGTGTCGAGCAGGACGCGTATTTGGAAGCTGCATTCGATGATGGTGACGCTCTGGTGATCATTGGCGCCATTGGTGACGTAATCCGAGCACGCGGCCCCGAAGGCATAGCCGCGCAAGTTGGCATAGAGCCTACTGCGTTGCTTGAGGCATTTCGTGATGGGAATGATCCGCCATTTTCACTGGTATTGACGGTAGTCAGAGCCCTTGGCTTTAAACTCGGGGTCTGCCGAACCAGTAAGGTCTGACGACGGCTGTCAGCCTTGGGTCTGCTTATCGTCCCATCCGCTGAAGCTCCGCGCTTCATAGGCTGCCACCGCGGCCACCAATTTTTCAAGTCTGACTTCGTCGGGTGAACCGGGGGCGGCGTGCCATAGTCGTTCGATCTGCTGAAGGGCCTGTCGATGCTCCTCGGCAGTTCTGATGGGCGTGTCTTCCATCTGCATTTCCTTGTGGCGGTGATATCATGTCTCTTTTCAATGGCTTGGATGCGTATGCCAGCGATGCAGTCAAGGGAGTTTTCGCCGAAGCAGCCCTTCTGCGCCCTCGCGTATCGACCCAGTACGCGGAACGCAGCGCCGACCCAGGCCGCGCAGCGACAACCACCTACGGCATCTTTTCAGCGTGCTCCGCGCAGGAGGACCTCCGCGGCCAAGCGCGAGGTGGGCAAATGTCGGGCACGACCAAGCTGTCCGCGGCCGCCGCTGAGTTCTGGATCGCCAAGCCACAGATCGATCAGCTGCCCTGGCTGCCGATCACCGGCGATGTGGTGGTCCTGACGGCACGCAGCGGGCAGCCGAGCTATGCGATTTCAAGGGTCACCACCTCGGATCTGGGGGATCTGACCCTGATCCTTGTCCAAGAGGATGAAATCGCATGAGCCTGACACGCCTTGTCATGCGGCTTGCCGCGGCTCGTGCGCTGAGGGACCGCACCTTGGCAGGTGCCCGTGTGTTCGACAGCGCGGTGGATCCAATCGATCAGACCATCGCCGAAAACCGCCAGCCACTTCTGGTGTTGACGACAGATGAGCACGAGGCCGACGTCACCGGCCGTGATCTCGCCGGGGACGCGCAACGCTGTGACTTGGTCATAGAACTTGCCATCGCCGCGCGGGTCGAAGTGCCTGCCCGTGACGGTCAGGGCGGCCAGATCACTATCGCCATTCCGCATACAGATGAGGGGATGGAGCTAACGCTCGACATGATGGAGCACCAGGTTGTCACCGCGCTCACCCGCGATGACAGTGCTTGGTCGCGCGCCTGGATGAAACTGGTTCCCTGCGTGACCCGGCGGCTTTCTCGCCGCGGGGCGTCATCGGAAAACGGTGTGCGCTTTGCCGCCCGGCAGTTGGTCCTGACCTGCGATCTGGTCGACACGCCAGCGGCTGGGGCGGACATCCCGCCCGGCACCGCCTGGGGCGAGGTACTTGCGCTGATGGAAGCGGATCAGACCCTGGCGCCAATCGCAGCCATGCTGCGTGAACAGATCGAAGGCGTGAGCCTCCCGGATTGGGCGCAGGCGGCGCAGATGCTGGGCATTCCGCTGGATATCGTAGATCAGTTGGGCGTCTTGCCCACGTTGGATGAGCAAGGCGATCCAGTACGGCTGGACGCGATCATCTTCGATGAAGAGGGCGATCGAATGACGACTATCGATGCCAGTATGACAGCGACCGAGGCGCCCTGACATGGCGATCCGAGAATTGGTGGAATTGGCCGCGCGCATCGCTGAGTTGGAGCGCCGATTTTCGGGCATGATGCGGCACGGCACGGTGGCTGAGGTCGACACTGGGGCCCAACGGATCCGGTTGGATTTCGGCCCCGCGCATGGGACCGAAGGGCGGTTTCTATCGCCTTGGATCCCATATGCGCAGTTTTCTGGGGCGCTGCGAGTCCACACCCCGCCCAGCGTCGGACAGCAGTTCACCGCCATGTCGCCCAA